GTAATGTCCCGGCTCTACCAGTACACTTGTCGACGTATCCACCCACACGGCGGGCGGTTGATACCAGTATCCGGCAGGCGTTTCGCTGTCGGCTACGGCGCATGTGAGCGAGTTGTCCCCCGGCGTGATGTGTCCAATTCGGCAAGTGGTGGTGTCGTATAGCAGCGTGAAATCAACGGTATCGCCCTTGATGGTTACCTGTCCGTTGCTCCCTAGAATCATCCCCAGTACCAGGTCATTGGTCGAGGTAAATAGACTCTCCGAGATTGTCCCCGTTGTCCCGTCGTATTTTGCAACCACGTCCGCCCGGGTGCACACTGCATCATCGAGGTATACCCAAGTTATCGCGTCCGCGCCATTCATTACGAACGGAAGAGTAGCGACGGTTGGAAATGCCCTTACGTGGATACCAATGGCTTTGAGTACGCCCGTCGCTGGTACACTTGCGTAGGTTTGCATCAGGTTTCCGTTGATGTACGGCGGGTCTACTGTTCCCACGCAAAGAGCGACCACGTACACGCACCCCGTGGGGATGGTGACGTTGCCATTCGCGGTAACGTTGTCAGAACCGAGCACGCTCATGCGGGTCTCACTTTGAGTTCCACGCCGCAGTAAGTAACTCCAGTTCCAGCGCCGGATACCGAAATCTCAAGAAGATTGCCCGTAGCAAGATCATCGTTAGCGGCGTCAATAACCGCAGGGACGGCGGCGGTCAATGTGTCGGTTTCGGTCTGGTCAAGGGTGATGTTTGTAGACAGCATCGAGGTTGCGCCGTTCTTGACCAACAGTGTCACCGCGCCGGAAGAGGATCCGTCTTTACACGCGGCTGCCACGCCTGCCAGCGTTCCGCCGTTGAATTTCGCAGGTACTCTCCAATAGGCTTTATCGCCTGTGGTCAATGGAGTTGCGCCGTTGAGTGGGATCCAAATACATTGATCCTCTAATGTGTGTAGTCTTTCGAGGTTATCTACAACATCATCGCCAAAGTTATCTTTGGAGACGCCTTCGCCGACGATTGGTTTTGTGATCGTTATCCATGCCATAAGTTACTCCGCTTTGTTCTTAGAAGTCCCAACCGTAGATTGGGTCTGACCATGTACCGTATCCGGTAACAGGGGTCGAGTCGCCCGTCCATTTGACGAAGTTGAATGTGTCGAGTCCTGCCGCGCGCAAAATCCATGTGAAATACACGATGTTGCCGGGTTCAATGCGGAATTTCACGGCGTGAATAAAGAAATCGCCATAAACCGCCGATACATCTTCCTTAATGCGGATCCTGTCGCCCGGTTCGAGGTAGAGAAATGCGTTGAGAAAAGACCCTTGTTTATTTGCGATAAATGTGACTTCATTAATTGACGTTCTCAGGTTCTTGTACTGGAATAGAGATACCAACGCCCACCTATTAGCGACTGAGGGGTCGTCCTGATATTTCATGTCCACAACGAGGGGATAATCTCCATGCAGGGCAATTGATGTAGCGTCTTCGATGTAGTATTCAGCGGGGATGTCGGTGTAAATACCCTTACCCACTGCCTGACAAAATGTGATATATCCAGCGGTTGCTCCGTTGACAATGGTGTATTTGAAATTACCCGTTCCAAAATATGCGGTAACCGTGAGGTCGTTGGTGATCTCTGTCCCCGTACCGTCCCTGTTGACAAATCCCTTGTAGTGTGTGGTGGCGACAGGGGTGACCATGTTGATGCCTGAAACTGACTTTGCCACACCTGTCGGGTCTTTGTAACTTCCGCTGATGGTGATGGTCTCATTCGCCTTGATCGCCATTGGGCTTTGCAGGTCGAATAAAACCGTTGTCGCTGAAGCATCCACTCTTCTGGGGTACGCCGTAAATTTTGCGGAATTGTAGAAGTTCTTGCCAAACGAGGTGACAATATCCAGTTGGTCATTGGTAAATTCGGCGGCGGTTGAATCGCTGCATAAAATCGAGTTTCCGCTTTCGTCCACCAGCGCCCCGTCATCGTCAACCAGAATTCCCAGATCAGCGCGCGATTGCGGGAATTCATCAAGGGACGTTTTCTCTTCGTTCCTGGTCAGACGCCCCTCTACCTTTAGTCCCTGCCGCGTGAGGTAGATATAGGAAAGTTCGCTTTGCACCATCTTGCCGAACTCTGCCAGCGCGGTAGTCTTGGAGTGCATCGTGTCGCCAATGTAGGGAAATGTACTTTCGCCCGTGCGGTAGTCTATCGTTCCCGGTGGTTGAATATCCATATTCGCCAAAACAAGAGGCACGGCTTCCATGATGGTTTTGCTTTGCGCGAATGGAAATTCCTTCATCGGATGTGTAACGCACTGGTAAATCCAGTCCTTGACGGTGACGGTTGTGATACGTTCTTTGTAGAGTCCAGGGATAACGTCGATCCCGTCCGTTGGAATTTTGCCAATGAATTTTTGCACTTCGATGAGGTCAAGAGTGAATGTAATTTTCACCTCGAGACCAGGAGCGAACCCACTACGGCAATTCACGTGTCCAGGAGAGTAGTAGCCTATCTTGTGCGCGCTGTTCTTCGTGGAATTTTTGAGCGCAAACTTTAGCGAGCCGACGCCCGCAACACGGTCTAATGCGCCGTTGCCGAATATGCCATATTCACACTCGATCTCTCCCACGGTATCGCTGGTAATATCCGTCCAGTTTGTACCGTCGAATTTGGCTTTCACCGCCCATGAGTCGAAGTAAACAGCCATTACACGAGCCCCATTTGCATGAACTTTTCACCCATTGCGCTTGCCATGTCACGCGGGAGGTTGCTAAATGCTCTCCGCAAACCCTGCATCTCTGCGAGCAATTCTGTATCACTCGATTGTCCGGCGGGGGTGACTTGCACATGTTCACCAGATTGCACGTTGATAGGGAATGAGTCGTTGGGATAACCAGCAGGTACGATGAAGTCAGCGCCATTGGCATATCCGCCTAAATTCCCGTGTGATTCGTGCCCTTGCGTAGACACGCCATTGGTGTATTGAGACACGTAGTTGGTGGTAATTGTGATATTTCTTGAACTTGGAATTCCGTTGATCGAATTTGTGAGCGCATTAACTTCGGCCATAGTTTCCTGCATGGCTAAAATAGCGGTATCGGAATAAATCCCCCATTCAACACCCTTTTTGAGAAGCAGGTCAACTTCCTCGTTTGTGAGTCCATCAAGGGCTAATTGCTGCTCCAGGTATCCGAGTACAATTTTCCGTGTGGCGAATTCCTGTTCTTCCGCGCTTAATTTGGTAACATCGACAAATTTCTCGACAAGTGAAACCATCCCCTTGTTCGTGTCGCTCATTTCCTGTAACTGTTCAGTTGTGAGAGATGCAGATTCGCCAACATCTTTAACGGCGGCTGACTCCGCCCTTGCCGCTTGCTCCGCGTCTACCATCGCTTGTACTGCATCGTAAGTTACGCGCTCTCCATCCTTGATGTACCCAACTCCATTGATCCATTGGATATTCAGGTTTTTAAGAGATTCGTTATAGTCGTTTGTCTTGCCAATACTTTCAGACAGGTTGTCGGCAATGGTTGTAATTAATTCATTCCAACTTCTTTTTACAGGTATCAGCCCTTCGCCAATTTCTTCCTGTAAATTTCCGACGGCGATTTTCATATTCTCCGCGCCGTCGCCCGCGTCGTTGATCGCCTTTGCCGCGCCGCCGTATTCGGTGGATAACTCCTTCAGAAGTAACTCTTGATACCCGACAAGGTCATTTGTCGCTTTGAAATTGGCAATTTGTTTTATCTGCTCTTCGGTGAACGACACGCCCGCGCGTTTCAATGCGGTGTACCCGGAAAAGTCATTCATGGCTTTTCCGATCATGGTGACAGAACCTTGTAAATCCTGCCCCAACACGGCGGACATATCAGACGCGGCTTGCATGGTAGCAGGGAACACATCGCCGCTGATCTTGGTGAACGTGAGCATGACGGCTTCAGCGGACTTCACCAGTTCATCATCCATACCGGACGCTTTACTGATTGAGGTAGCCAAAGAGTCTAGTTGCGCTGCGGTCATGCCAGCCATGTAATTGGTAGACGCTAACACGGCTTCCAATTTGGCGTCGGCTTTAGCAGACTCTACGGCGGCTTGTTCGGCTTTATTGAGTTGGTCTACCAGCATTCCAAACGCGGCGGTAACAAAACCTATACCAGGTAGAAGTTTTCCAAATCCACCAAGCATATCTTTCAGCCCGCCCATTACCCCCTTGCTGCCGGAGGAGAACTTACTGCTATCTATACCAATTTCTGCCAGGATACTGGCCACTCTTTGAGATATGGCACACCTACTTTCTGGACTTCCCCCGCCCGTCGTCGATCTGTATCAATTGGTGAATATCTTTGAGAGCCAGCGCGTCCACGTATTCAAGCGTCCAATGGAAGCGTTCGGCCAATTGCCAGCGGAATAATTCGAGTGGTATTGGCGCGCCCCATTTGCACGCTAAATAGACGCGCTCACTCAGTTTGGGTCAGCGAGCGGAGATTGCGCGGCTTCGATGATTGCCTTAACCAACGGCTTGAATTCAGCGCGATAATTGAGGGCTTCAATTTCCTTGATGGTCAAGCCCGTGCATTTGGCAATGACCTCGTTTTCGCCCTTGATCGAACCGCGCGAAGTAGCAAAATCCCGCCATTCAGAGACGGTCATTTCTGACACGTCTACGGTGATAACTTTCCCGTTCCTTAGCGTTACCTCTCCCATTTGTCGCATCTCCTAGTTCACGCCGCGCGTGAATCCACCACTACCCTGGAATTCGCAAGTGATCTCGCAGGTGTCGTTATAGGGGAAGGTCACGTTGGCGCCACTCGAAAACGCGGGCACGGTGTACTTGCGTTTCCCAGTAGCGGTTCCCTGAGGTTGAATGGTCAGCGTGCCAAAAGTTCCCTCTACCAGCGCGTCCTCGGTGGCGGTTCCGGCTGACGGGTTCACGCCTGAGTAACTCACTTTTACGTCTTTGACAGTCGCCAAATAAACTTCGGATGCGTCACTTCCGGCGGTTGCATTGGCGTATCCGATACTTGGGGTCAGGCTGACGGTTCTGAAATCTCCGCTCAGGTCAACGGTTCCGCCAGTATGTATCCATTTCACGAGCAAATTTTTTCCTGTGAATTCCATTTCAATCTCCTGTTGAATAAAAAAATGCGCCTGTATCACCTGTTGGTGATCTGCAAGCGCGGCTGGATTAGCGGGGCTGATTGCTATTCGATTGTCTAATTACTTACGTCTTGCCTAACCTCACGCGGTACTCCGATGCGACCATGAATATTGTTTTCCCCGCCGCGTCTGTCTCAGGTAGCGAATACCCACCCTCGCGCATTAGCCAGAAGTTACTCCATCCGGTGACCGTTAGCTCCTTGTTGTGGAGGAGCGCGTCAATCTGTCCATCGAGAGTTCCGGCATCGCCCTGAGTTGCACCGTAGGAGCGAATGAACAATACACTGTTCCGTGTTCGATTCGGGGTCTTGTTTTCGTCAAGGTCAGCGGTGTAATCCCACACTACATAAGGTAGGGCTTGTCCATCCGGTGCTTCAAGGAAATACACGTTTGTTCCAGCGTTGGTAATGGTCCCGCCGATTCGCGAATATAGTGCCGTGTTCAATGCGGATAGACTCATCTCAGCACCTCTTTGAGTTCGTCAAAGAATTTATCAGCCTGCTTCTCGCAAGCGTTACCAAGAAAGTGAGGTTTCTTTGCTCTAGGCGGACTTCCTAATTCCTGGTAGATCCCATACTCGACCCCATCTTGTACCGACCAGTTTTTACCATCTTCAACGGGTAGTGCGGATATACTGTTCTTCAGCGCACCCGTATCCACCGGTGCGTTTTTGGCAGCGTTTGCCTGGATAATAAGCGCGTGTTTTTTGACGGCCTTTTTCGCCTTCTCGATAACCTGCTTTTCCAATTGTTCAAGTGGCTTTGTGTTAATCTTCAAATTGAATACCATTGTCATGGGACACGCTCCACGGCACAGCGTTTGCACCCGATCCAGCTTTTAGAATCATTCACGCCCGTAACGTTGTAGCTGATCGAGTTAATAACCAATCGGTGACTGGTTGTTACTGTCACGTCGTAAGCCATTGTGACAATGCCTGTTTTGAATGGGGTATTTGATGCGCCACTTACGGTCTCTTTGCCAGGGTTCTGGAAATCCAACCTGCAAGGAACCGCCGATGATCCCGTTATAGTTGTCCAGGCATCCGACCACCCGCCCGCGCCATCACTCGTTCGCGTGGCCGCTTGAATAGCGCACGTATCAGGGAGTAACTCCGCGCAATCGGCTCGTATTTGCGCGAGTTCGGCGGCGGTCAATCCTTGTGTCATGCTAGGTCACCTCTTACTATTTCAGCCGGACTGGATATTGAGAATGTCGCCATCGCCTCGTACTTTTGCGCCATTTTCATGCACATGGTTGCCACGTGCGCCCGCTTGATAGAGTGACCATCCGTTGAAAAGTCGATCATCTCTGAGGCGTGAGCGGCTTTCTGATACCACACGTCGGCGGCGGCGGCGTGGAGGTCATACGTCCGATAACTCACGAAATATCTCGCCCCGTTCGTGTTGGCGGTGAACGTGACAAGTCCTTGAGCATAATCCACCGTGAAGCCAGTTGTTACGGCGGTATAAGTATTGTCATACAAGGTTAGGCTGCCAGTTGATTCAATGTTGGTGTCGCCTATTTTGTATTTCGTGGTAGACAATACGCCCGCGACGTTCTCAGAGATTGGTTGGAGTTGACGCTGATAAACCTCGTGTTTGTAGCGGTCAAGCACGACCTGAAGCTGCGCGTCCGTCCAGTAGCTCACTCCGTTGACGGTGTAATCCGTCGCTCCGCAGTTGGTCATGGCGCGAAGAATTGAGATAAGGTCTGCCATACTCGATCTAGCGCCATTGGCTGTTGCAATCGTTCCAACTCCGCTCCCACTCATGACACCACCTCCGTGTCAGGATTGCTAAAGTTGTATCCAGATTTTTGAGACCACACGTAGACCGTTCCAGCGTCCAGGTTGAACGTTACATTTCCGCTTGCGTTAGTGATCCCACTGGCAAGCATTACAGTACCTGCAATATCGCTCGTCACCCACACCGTTACATCAGGGAGGTTGTTACCCGGTCCATCCTTGACGTTGTATGTCCATGAAGTCGCCCCTGCCCCCAGCGTTGTTCGTGTGGAAATTTTCGCGTCCAGGTTATCCAATCTCGCATCATTTGTCAGTAATGGAGTAGTGGGGATGGCGCTCACAGCCGCGTCGATCCGGTGCAATTCCAGTTTGTATTCGCCCGCAACTTGCGGAGCGTCCACTGTGGTATCGGTTGTCTTGAATTTCACTGCCAAATCGCCCAAAGTATCCGAGGCAAAATCAAACTTGTAGAACCCGCCCGCGATTTCTGTGGCTGCCTGGTCGGTCACGGCTTGCGACCCGTCCGATCTCCACCACGCGTCAACGGTGACGGTCAAGCCTGCCTTGCCGCTCCCTGCGCTCTCGAAATACCCCGTGCATCGGTACGTATAACTCATTTCTGTTTCCTCTCTCGCATGTGCTTAATGATCTTTGCGATAATTTCATCTCTGGTTTCGTCACCGTTCAATTTAGGTAAATCCAGTTTCTTGCCCTTATATGCGGCGTGCCAGTTTTTACCGGGTTTGTCCGAGCCCCTATATTCCTTCATCTGGAATCACCTCGCATTTCAGAATTGCCGCCGAACCGTACTCCGCTTCAAATCGTGTTGCGGTATCTTCCGAACACCACGCCTCGACCACACCGGCAGAATCAACTGGTGCGCTTTCGCCTGTCACGTCCATCATGGATTCACCCGCTCCGAGTAGTCTCGCAGCGTCAAATTGTTTTTCTTCGGGAGTGTTTACCCAAGTTGTAATGAGAATGACTTTAACCATATCGATTCAGCACGGTAAGCGCCTCCCCCGATAGATAACGTGGATAAGTAACGATGTCGGATACCGCGCCGCCCGTGCCGAGATATACCCTGCCTTGTGTTGCGGTCTGAAAATTTGTAGCGGACGTGTAGGTAATTTTGAGTACATTATTTGCGTAGACACGAATGGTCGTTCCGTCCGCTATGACCACCATGCGTTTTCCGTTGGCAATCGTG